CGTCACACCCACATAGCTGCCAGCATCGGCCACCACGGTATCGCGCAGGTGAGCGCTATTGAGCTGCCGCGCAAACTGACGGCTGGCCGGGGAGCCTGTGAAGTCGTAACGCAAGGCGTCCGACAGCTCCACCGTCACCACCACGGCCTGGTAGTCCCGGTCCGTGTCGTAGGTGAAGGTGCGCTCCACGCTGGTCACGCGAATGGCGCGGACATATTGCTCCTGCTCGTTGGCCAATCCTTCATTGCCAACCAGTACCAGGGTCTTGCCCACCGCAGGCAATTCGGTACCGGGGCGCTGGAAGATCTGAATGACCCGCTGCCCCTTGATGTGGTTTTCATAGAGATAGCCGGCCCACTCGGCCCCCTTGTTGAGGTAGGCCTCCAGCCGAGCTTGCGCCTGGGAGCGGGTGTCGTAGACCCCGCCCGTGGAAAACAGGGTGATGGAGACATTGGGGTCCTCGGGCGGCTTGGCCACGATGACATTGCTGCCCTGGTAGGTATCACGGTCTTCGGTATCCACGCCCACATGCACCTGACGCAGGTTGGCGCGGCCCGTGGCCCTATCCATCTGCGAGATATCGGGCATGACAGCGTTTTCTTCGCCAGACTCGATCACCACATTCGACGGCCCACCACCGCCCTCGGGCACATCGTCCATGACGCGGCTGGCACGCAGCTGGATGTCGCCTTGCAAAATGGGCATCGTTCTTCTCGCTTAAACAGTGATGAGCCGCAGCGTGGCGACATAGGGATGGGTTGCGGCGGGCAGCTCGGGCCGGGAGATGGGCGCAGCAGCAATCGGGTCGTCTGCCGCAAACTGCACGGTGAATTCGCGTCCGTCAGCCAGGCGCAGCGGGTACTGACCGTCTGGCACATCAACCAGGGCCTGCACGGCCTGCAACGTTGCGCGTCGAATCCAGCCCTGGTCTTCCACCGCCTGCAGGGTGATGGGCCTGCCCTCGATACGGGCAGCGGCATCGATGATCTGAGCGCCGGTAATGCCGCGCTCGACCGTCTTCTGCACCGCAGACCAGTTGAACTCGTCCACCCACAACATGCCGCGAGGCAGCTCGATGCCGTTCAGGAAATGGCCGGCCATCAGTGCACTCCTCCAGACAGGTTCGCATCGCGCTCCAGCGCGGCCATCAGCTGCTGCATCTCTGAGCTGCCCGCCGCATCCGTGCCCACGTTGTATTGACGACCGCCAATGACGACCTCGTGCCTATGGGTGATGACGGATTGAGGAGCTGCAGCGGCAGGGGCGGCATCAGGAGCCGATGCCCGAGGCACTGGGCTCGGAGCGCTCGCCTTGCGGGCGCCCTCTTGATTGGGTCGGGCATTGGCTGCCGCCTGCTGCAGATCGATAGCCCTGCCCGCCTCCTTCACCGCAAACTGCGTCAGGTCATATTGATAGTTGCCCAGCGCGCCGCTGCTCTTGACCGTGAAAGGGTTGTCCTGCGCATACTGGTTCTGCCATTGCTTCCACCAGGCCTCCAGCTCCTGGCGGGTCTGGAATTGCGGCACCAGGCTCAGGGGCCCAGTGTTCTGGCGCATGACACCTGGCGAGCCCTGCACGCCGGCATTGCGTTCCTCGACAAAGTTGCGCGGGCCGCCCTGCTCCCATTGACGGGCTGCATGTGCGGCGCGGCCCGATGCCTGTTCCATGCCGCGCATGCTCTCCTGCACGCCGTCGGCCGCCTCGCGCACCCGGCCCATGCCGCTCACCATGCTGCTGACGGCCCTGGCCGTGGCGCGGTCGGTGTTGAGTACGGCCTTGCCAGCATCGTCCACCGCAACCTCGTAGCCCTTGACGGCTGCCTGGGTCTTGAGCCACTCGGGCGCAATGCCGCCATTGGCCGCAATCACCTTGTCGGCCATGGCTTTCCAGGCCTCGGCAATACGCATGGGCGGCTGCTTGCCGTCCTTTTCTAACTGATCAAACGCGGCACGCGCCTGCTTGGCCATGCGCTGCAGATCCTCGTTGGTGGTCATGCCCAGGTCTTTGTAGGCCTGCTCCAACAGCGCAGTGGACTCCGCCGCATCCTGGGCCGTGCTCGCGGCCGCGCGCTGGGCCTTGGCAATTTCCTGCAGCTTGCGCCCGGCGGCATCCAGATTGCCGCTGGCAATCAGTTGCTGATATTCGACCTTGAGCTGCCTTAGGTTCTGGGCCGCGATGCGGTCGGCTTCTGCCTTGGCAGCAGCGTCCTTGGCTGCCTTGGCTGCGGCCTTGCCCGTGGCTTCGATGCCGGCAGCCACCGCCTCGATGGATGGGGCCGCAGCTGCGGCAGCAATGCCCACCGCCTCCACTGCGCCCGTCAACCCATCCCAGGCATCGCGCGCGGTCTGGGCTCCATCGGCCATGCCCTGAAAAGACTCAGCAGCCTTGGCCTTGAGGGCATCGGCAGAAGCGGCAAAGGCGCCGGCCATCTCCTCGGCATCAGCCGCAGCCAGGCGAAAGCTCTCGCTCAAGCCCCCAAAGGTGACCGTTGCCAGGCCGCTGCGCAGCTGGGCCACGCCCTCCATCACCTTGGATGCAATCTGTGCAAACGCTGCACCCAGGCCGTATATGGCGGTCAGCACGCCATTGACGCCCGCCGTCATCACACCCCAGGCCAGCTGCACCGTGTTGCCCGCATTGGTGGCGTATTGGCCGATGCGCTGCAGCGTCTCGCCCGCCTCGCTGGCAAAGACCTGCAGGCGCAGGATCAAGGCGTCAAAGTTGACGTTGGCTGCAAATGCACGGAAGAACTTGAGGCCGTTCTCAAAGGCCGTGGCCAGGGTCCGGCCAAAGCGCTCCACCAGACCACTCTCGACCGCCTTGCGCAGCGCGCCGGTCAGCTCGTCCACGCCTTTGCGCACCACTGGCAGAACCGGCTTGCCCAGCACCTGGGTCACCGTCTCCCACATGCTGCTCAGGCCTTTGAGGGAGCCGTTCAGGTTGTCGGCCATGGTCTTGGCCGTGGCCTCGGCACTGCCACCCGCCTCACGCAGCTTGCCGGTCAGCTCATCCAGCGCGCCCATGCCCTGGTTGAGCAAGGCGCGCAGCGCAGGCCCAGCTTCCAGGCCCACGGAATTGATGGCGCGCTCGCCGTCCTTGCCCTTGGCAGCCAGCTGGTGCAGGGCCTCTTCAAAGTTGGTGGTGACGATGCCGGCAGCGCCCAGCTCCTTGCGGAAGCTGGAGAGCGGGTTGGCAAACTGACTCATGATGGAGTTCAGCGCCGTGCCCGCGCGGCTGGCGTCGATGCCTGCGTCGGCAAACTTGCCGATGATGGCCACCGTGCTCTCCAGGCTCACGCCCAGGGTGTTAGCAACGGGCGCGGCATAGCTCAGCGCCTGGGCCAGACCTTCCACGCTGGTGTTGGTGGCGTTGGCGCCCTTGGCCAGCACATCGGCCACACGGCCGGCATCGTCAAAGGCCAGGCCCATTCCCATCACGGCCTTGGTCACGTACTCGCTGGATTTGCCCAGCTCGATATCGCCAGCCTGGGCCAGGGCCAGCACGGCAGGCAGCGCCTTGACGGAGTCGCCAGCGCTCAGACCAGCTTTAGCCAGGTTCTCCAGAGCACCAGCCGCCTGCACTGCGGTGTACTTGGTATTGCTGCCAGCATCCTGGGCGGCCTTGGTCAGCGCGGCCATTTCGGCGGCCGAGCCTTCGGTGGCGGCCTTGACCCGGCTCATGGCCGATTCAAGATCTGCGGCGCTTTGCACCACGCCCGCAAATGCCTTGATGCCGAAGTAGCCGGCAATCGTGGCACCCAGCAGCTTCACATTGCGCCCAAGGCGGCTCAGCACCGCAGACGCATCGTCCTTGGCGTTGATCACGATCTGAATGGGCTTGAAGGCCATGGCGTCTCGGCTTGAATGAAAGTGGTTGCTTCGGTTTGCGCTGCAGCCGGTGCTTGCAGGCCGCAGTGCAAACCGCCCCGGCAAGCCGGGAGGTCTGGATGGAGAGGGGTTAAGGAATCAGCGCTGCGCGGCCATCGACATAGACGGCTTCGCCGTTGTCGGGCTTGAGCACTTCCACATCGAAGCCGAACTGGCTGTAATCGGTGCCGTCCTGAATCAGCGGCAGCTCGCCCGTGGGCGACAGCGCTACGCTGGGGAACCACCAGTCACGGTTGGTGCCGTGGGCGTTGTCGGCAATCAGCTGCAGCGCGCCTTTGAGATCCGCGCCGTTGCCGGACTTGATGCGCTCCCAGCTGGTCTCGGCGGAGGTGTAGCCCACCAGCACCTCGGTGGCTGCATCGATCTCGCCGCCCTCTGCGATCTGCAGCAGGCCCAGATCGGCATCCACCGTGTAATCGGTGCCCGCTGCAAAGGTCGTGGTGCCGTCCTTGCTTTTGACGGTAACGGCGCTCAACTTGCGCGCGCCCGTGGGGGCCGCTGCGGTCACCCCCAGGCGGTAGATGCCGCCCGGCTCCACCGTGTGCGCCTCGTCCGTCACCGTGGCCGTGGCCTGCGTGTGCGTTTCTGCAGTGCCGGACAGAAACATGCGCAGATTGCTGCCGCTGATGTTGTCGGTGGTGATGACCGCCTTACGGGTGATCTCGATAAGCACCTCTTCGTCCTTCTCGCGCAGGCCGCCCTGCGAGCTGTAATGCGGGGCCTTGTCGCCCTCCACGCTTAAAGAGAAGGCCGGGCAGTTGCCGAACTGGCGACCGCCCAGCAGGCGGCCCGCCGCATCGAACGGATAGAAAACAAGGCGTCCACGCGGAATCTGGTATTCCTTCTTGACGCGGGGCAGTGCAGCCATGGCTAGCTCCTATGAAAGATTGAACGGCGCCGGCCTCAGGCGTCCAGCGACTCGAAAACAGAGACGGTGGTGAACTCCACCGCGTAGCCGACCAGGCCGGCGTCCACAAACTCGGCCTCGCGCACGCCGGCGGCGCGCAACTCTGACCAGGCCCGCCCGCCGGGCACCGCAGGCCGCCAGCCGTGGAGGCAACCCACCACTTCTTCCATGGCGGCGTCCAGCTCGGCAGCAGCCGTGTCGCTGCGCCGGTTCACCAGCACGCAGGACCAACGCGGCTCCAGCTGGGCGGCCTCGCGCGAGACATCGCCCAGGCCCGCGCCGGACATGCGTACCTCGATGGCCGGCACCTGCGTGCGGTCGCACAGCTGCGATGCACCGCGCACCTGCCAAGCGGCCAGTGCACTGCGCCCTGCCAGGCGCGACTTGATGATTTGTTCAAGCAGCAACATGGCGGTCAGTTCAGGAAGACGATGGGGAACACGGCCCAGCCGCTGGCGTCCTGCACCACCGGCCCGGTCACCTGGCAGGGTTGGCCGCCTACCAACAGGCCGGTGCTGCCCTCGGCAATGCCGGGGGCATCGGCAACCGGCATGGCCACCGTGTGGCGCTCGGCGGTGGCGGCATCGGTCAGAAAGCCTTCCAGCGGCGTGCGGTTGAACACCACGCCAAAGGGCTTGCCGCCCTGCCAGCTGGCCGTGGCATTGGCCAGCAGCTGGCTCACACCCTGGTTGATCAGCGCATCCACCTGCGCGAAAGGTGCAGTACTTGCCAACATGCTCAAGCCTTGCGCTTGGCGCGCTGCAGCATGCCGGGGCGGGTGCACATGAACAAAGGGTAGCTGCGCACCTCGGGGCGCACCCACTCCTGGCGGTCCTTGTCCGTGACCACCATGGCGTACACGTCCTGGCCGGGCGTGTTGACGAACGGGAAGGACTCTGCCGGCGAGAACCCGACGCGAAACGCATCCGGCGCGCCCACGGGGAAGAACTGGCATTTGTCCGGGTGCACGGCCACGGTGCTGTTGTCGTCGGTGCCCAGGTAGTTGATGAACTGGATGTTGCCGTAGCGAAACGAGCCGAAGACCTGGCCCACATCGTTGCGCAGGTCGCGTGCCTCCTGCTGGTTCAGGTAGGTGCCGCGCGTTTCGGCATTGCCCGTCAGGTCGTCGAAGAAGTTGTCGCCGCACAGGCCCACGGCATAGGTCTGGCCGGGCAGCCAGGCGCCATGGCTGGCGCGCATCATGTCGCGGATGAGTGCATTGCACTGCTTGCGGATCTCGCCGCCTTCGGCCGTGGCGTTGGCCAGGTCGAAGTTGATCTCGGCAGGCTGATCGATGCCGAACTCTTCGTACCAGTCCACCAGCACGGCGCCGTCGGCGTCCAGTACCTTGCCCTGCACGGCGCCCAGGCGCATGTGCTCGTGCGTCAGCTCCACGGCGGCGCGCAGGCCGGTCTTGCCGTTCATGATGTCGGCCAGCTCGTTCTGCACGGCCTGCAGCTCGCTGACGGAGCCAAAGGCGCGAATGTTCTGCACCGACGATGCATACAGCGTCTTGCCGCGCGCAATGCGCAGGGTGTCGAAGTGGCGCATGCGGCGGCTTTCGCCCTTGCCTTCTTCAATGGGCGCGCCGCGCGGGCTGGTCTTGATGAGGGACAGCACGCCGCCCTTTTCCTCGATCGCCACGGTGGTGGTGCGCGAGCGCTCGGTGGTGAAGATGCCCAGTTGCCCCAGCAGCTGCGGCGCATAGGGTGCGGCCTGGATGGCGGTGGACATCGAGGTCATGCTGAATGCCTCGTGCGCAAAGATATTGAGATCGGCCATATCGGTAGTCCTTTTTCTCGCGCGGCTTCAGCGCGCAACAATGCCCACGGCGGCCAGTTGGGCCAGGGCAGCGGTTTTCTGGGGTTCGGTCGTGCCTGCGGGCCAGGCCAGCGCATGGGCGGCCACTTCGGCGTCGCGGGCGGTGATGACGGCGGCGTGGGCAGCGGCAGTGCTGTCCACCGCGGCAAACAGCACGGCCATGGCGGTCTGGCTGCCGTTGTCGTTGGTGGGGCTGACTGCCGTGTATTCGCCACTGGTAGTGACCTTGCCCAGCACAGCGCCGGGCAGCAGGTTTTGCCCCTGCGCGATAGTGACCACTTCGCGCGAGCGGGTTCCATTGGCCTCGCTGACCAGATAGCAGGCCGTGCCGGGGCCGAGTTCTTGCACTTGCATGGTGTGTGCTCCTATGGGTGGGGGGTGGGTTACGGTGCGGTGCCAAAGGCTTTGCCCCAACCGGCAGCGGCCTGGGTGGCCGCCTGTGCAGAGCCGTCGGGGCTGGCCGCCTCGACGCCCGAGACATTGGGGTTGCCCAGCGCCGCCATGGCCTGGGCAAACTGGTTGGCCGCCGCAGGCGCTGCAGCCGCTGCAGCCGCCGGTGCGGCATCCAGCACCCCCTGGGCCTGCTCTGCCGTCAGGCCGCCAGAAATGCAGGTCTGCGCCAAAGTCGGGTTGGCTGCGGCATTGGCATGGCCCAGGATGGCGCTGACACGGGCACGCTCTGCCTGGGCACCTTCGGCGCGGGCTTGCTCCAGGCCTTGCGGGACAGCAGTCGTAGCTGCCGCCGCTGGTGCCGCTGCCGATGCAGCGGCGGGGGCCGCGACCGTTGCTGCGGAAGGTTCGGCAGGCGCAGCCGCCGCCGGTTGAATGGTTTGGGGGTCGCCCATAGAAGCTCCTTGAGGTTGAATTGACATTCCCGCCCCTGCGGGGTAACTGCGAGTGCGGCGCGCGGACAGATCGGCAATCACGGCGTCTGCCGTGCCAATGCGGTCGGCCAGGCGCGCAGCCACACCGGCCACGCCCCGGTACACGGCGGCGCGCGTGTCACGCACGGCCTGCTCTTCCATGCCGCGATGCCTGGCCACGGCCTGCACAAACATCTGGTACAGGCCCTCGATGTCGGCCTGCAAGTGCTCGCGCACCGATGCGGGCAGGGGCTGGTAGGGGTTACCGTCCACCTTGTGCTCGCCGGCAAAGATGTGGCTCACGTTGATGCCCTCGTTGGCCAGGGCGCGGCTGTAGTCCACATGGCGCATCACCACACCGATGGAGCCCACGTAAGACGTGGTGGTCAGCACCACCTCGTCTGCCGCGCTGGCGGCCAGGTAGGCAGCGCTGGCCGCCATGCCGTCGGCCACGGCCACAATGGGTTTGCGCCCGCGTGCGGCGTAAATGCGGTCTGCCAGCTCGAAGGCGCCCGACACTTCGCCGCCCGGGCTGTCCAGCACCAGGGCAATGGCGTGCACCTCGGGCTGGGCCAGGGCGTCCTCCATATCGGCGGCCAGGTCGTTGTAGCCAATCAGCAGGCTGCTGTCGGCCTCAAGCCGGGTTCGGTGCACCAGGGCGCCCATGGCGCTGATGACGGCCACCCCCTCGTTCACGCGGTAGCCGCGCTCGGTGCGCTCGCCCTTGCGGGTGGTGAACATCTCGGCAGGCAAAGCCGCGCGGGGGCTGATGGCGGCGGCATCGATCTGCAGGCCCTCGGTGCCCAGCAGGCGCTGGCCCAGGCCGGCGATGATGGCGTCCAGCTTCTGCGGGTGCAGCAGCAGCGGGGTGTTGAACAGGCGGTCGGCCAGATACGGGTAAGGTCTGCTCATCTGGCGGTTCATGGCGCATCCTTTCGGGCGGGTGCGCCCTCTTCCTTGTCGCCGCCGTGGTCTGCGGTACTGGCAATCCAGGTGGTGGCTCCGGGCTCGGGCAGGCCGTGCTCGCGGCGGCACTCGGCCTCCAGGCGCTGCTGGTGCAACACCTCTTCCCAGTCCAGGCCCTGCTCGGCGCATTCCTGCTCCAGGGTGGAGACGCCAATCTCCAGCCGCAGCTTGGCGGCCTGCACTTCCTTGACCGGGTCCACCCAGCCCTTGCCGCCAAACACAAAGCGGCAGCGGGTATAGGCATAGCGGTTGGCGTAAAAGCCGGGCGCGTCGATCACGCCCCCGTTCACCGCCTCTTCCAGCCACAGCTCGTAAATGGGCCGCAGCCAGGTGGTGGTCAGCCAGCGGCGGCGGCCGTGAAAATAGCGCCATGCCTCCAGCAGCGCGGCGCGGGCGCTGCTGTAGTTCACGCGGCTGAAGTCCTTGGCAAACAGCTCGTACGGCAGGTTCATGCCTGCGGCAATGCGCCGCTCCACCGCCAGCATGAAGGCCTCGAACGCCACATTGGGGCGGCCCGGCGCAAACGACTGCAGCCGCGCACCCACAGGCAGCGGGATCACTGCCCCGGCCTGCAGCTTGCCGATGCTGCGCGACTGGGTGACGGACTCCTTCCACACATCGCGCGCCTGATCGCCGAAGAGGGCCGAGGCCGCCTCCTGGCTCAGGTCCGACTCCAGAAACGCCGCCACCAGCGAGTTGGCCAGGCTGGCCTGCAGCTCGTTCTGCGCGTACTTGCCCGCCATGTGGAACTCGCGCATCACGGCACTGACGATGGGTTTGCCCCTGCTCTGGCCCGTGCGCTCCTTGGCATGCAGGTGCACCACGCGGCGGCGGCCCCAGGGGGTAAAGGCGGGCACGCGCTCCCAGCGGTTCAGGTCCTGCGCCTCGTCGCCGCGCAGGTACAGCGCATCGCCAGGGTGCGCGGCACGAAAGTGGTAGGCCACGGGCGCGCCCTCGCCGTCCAGCTCCACGCCACGGCGAATGCGGGCCATGCCCTCCAGATGGGGCGGGGTCTCCAGCCGGTCGGCCTCGATTACGCTGAGGCGCGTAGCCCAGGGGCTGTCGGGCCGGGGCAGCCATTTGGGTATGGCCACGGCATCGCCGTTGACCATCTCGCCGCCCAGGGCCAGCACCGTCAGGCCCAGCAAATCCAGCGTGCGGGCGGCATCGCAATCCGTGGTGTCGGCCCAGCTGCGAAAGTGCGCCTCTACCTTGTTGCCCCACTCGCGGGCCTGCTCGGGCGTCCAGCCCAGCAGGCGGTAGTCGGGCACGGCAGACAGGCGCAGCACCGCGCCCACCACGTTGTCGCGGTGGGTCTGCAGGCCGCCGGCCATCAGCCCGTCATTGCGGGCCAGGTCGCGGGCGCGGCTGGTCAGCGTGCCCAGCTCGGGCAGCAGGTCTGCATCGGCGCTGCCCGCCATGGGCTGCCAGTCGCTCAGCGCCAGATCGGTGTGCGATGCGCCCTGGTAGGCCGACATGGCCGCCCCGCCCTTCAATGGCGCTGCGCCCAGCGACGCTGCAAACGACGTGCGGCTGCGGCTTTGGCGGCTTAGTTGGTTCTTGCGGCCCATGCTTACACCAGGTAGATGGGCTTGCGCACGGCCTGGCCGCTGCGCTGGGCCAGTTCGGCGTTGATATCGTCAATGGCGCGGCGCAGCTGCGTCGTATCGGCATTGAACTGCACGGAGCGCGCGCCCACGCCGTCGGTGCTATGGCTGGCCTGCGTGGGGCCCGTCAGGCGCGCATCGATGGCGGCCAGATAACTGTCGCGCCGGGCGGTGAGCTGTTCGGTGGTGAGGTGGCTGTAGAGACCCATGCGCCGATGGTCGGCGGATGGCTGCGACAAGTCACTGCGACATATGTCTCTAAATCATGTCGCAGCTGTCTAGCGCTTATGCAGCAATAACATTAACAATCAAATTGATAGCAAAGTTAAGATACCCGCCACAGAAAACAATATCTTGAGAGGGAAAATGGACGAGTACTACAAGATAGCCGCAGCCTACTTCAAGGAGTTTGAGCCAAGAGGTGCGTTTCCGGGTCTCAAAAGCGGCCATTGGTACCTTTGGGCACTGTCGCTCGCCTTCTTTATCTACTTTGGCCACGAGTTCTTTTTCGAGTCCACACCAGCTTTCGAGAAGACGTACTGGCAATTCTTTGCCTCGGAAGTGGCTTTCCTTTTGTCGTGCGGGCTAATAGCATTTGAACGTTTCCGTCTCACCGTGCGTGCGACTAGCGCAGACAGCGATATAAAGCCCGTTGAACGCCTAGCCAACTCCAAAAGGGAAAAATTGGAGGAACTTCTTGAAAGGCCCGCATGGAAGTTCATGGCAACAGCCAAAGAAATCATTGAACTTCGTGCCCTGGAAAAAGCATGCCGTACGACCTCTGACAAAGACTTTGCAGAGCTATTTCCCAAAATCTACGACCCTGAATCTAAAGCGCGGCTGCTGACACTCATGACCGCGTTGATTGGCCTGGTTATCGCTTTTCTTGGCAAGAGTGAAGCCTTGAACTTCATGGAGACAATGGGTGATGAAGGAACATGGGCTTTTTTGAAGGCACTGGCACAGCTCGCCGCCGTAACATTCATTGGGGGCGTCGTTTCATATCAAGTTCTGCGCCAGATTCTTGAGCTAGTCCTATACCTCTTTTCGTCGCTGTTCCCTGTACTGCACAACCGGCAAGTGACGCTGGACTACTTGTTACGCGATCTCATCCGGTTCCATCGTATGGAGCCAACTGCTCCGCCCACAGTGGCACAAGCAACCACAGAAACACTGCAACCCTCGCCACGACGCGAGCCAGGCTTAGGCACCCTCATTGCGGCAGTCTGCCTTGCTTTGATCCGCCAGTCATCTGTGACAGGTGACAATGCCTCAGCCAAGCACAACAAGAACTCCGGCAGCTCTTAAGCCACATCTCACACAACCAGAGCGACTATTGAAAAGCCCCTGCCAGCCAACGCCAGCAGGGGCTTTTTCATTGCACAAAAGACTTCAAGCAAAATCTGCCTCTAGCGCTTATCTGTCAATCGCTAGCAGCTATCAAAACTGATTACTTGAAGGTCATCATCAGTGTGCCAGGCGGCAGGCTGGGTGCGGGTTGTGCAGTCGGAAGGCCGGGCTTGGCGGCCTGCTTTTCGCGGTGCTGGGCGCGTTGGGTGAGGCGCTGGGTGCAGGCCGTGGCCAGGGTCGCGAGCTGGGCGTCGGTGGCGGACAGGATCTCGCCGCTGGCGATGCGCTCGGGCAGCGCGTTGAAGGAGACGATCATCTGATCGTCGCCAATGGGCTGGGCATGGGGCACGCTGGGCTGGCCTTCGCGGTCGTAGCCCAGATTGAGCAGATAGCGAGCGTGGCGCCAGTCGGTGTTGTCTGCGGCCATCACGGCGTCGAATACAGCCTGGGTGACCTGGGCTGCTGCCTGGGTGGCCAGACGCTGGGCGAGCTGGATGCGCTGCGGGTCTTGCGCGGGCTTTTGCAGCTCGGCTTCCATGCGGTTAAAGGCGGCGATATAGGTCAGCTTCCAGCGCAGCGCCTCTTTGCCGGTAAAGCCCATAGCCAGCAGCATGAAGCCTTCGCGGGTCATGCGGAAAGCAGCATCCTGCCTAGTCGCACCCCGCATATTGGCTGCGCCTTCAATTCGGGTGTCAACGCTGGTCTGCGCAAAATTGCGCGCATCTGAATCTGGTAACTCGGCGATCAGGTTCTTGATGGCACGCATCACGTCACGATGGCGCTTGCCAAAGAAATGAGCGACTTGAAGACTTGTGGTGGTAACAGTGCCGTCGTGAATGGAAAGCTCAGGGCGAGCAGCGACGACGGATGCAGAAGAACCGGTAGAGGTGTCAGCCATGGTGAGGCTCCTGTTGATGGACTTTTGAGCCATCACCCTCCCGACCAAGAGAAGGTGGTGGACCGTGCAGGGTTGGTCGACCGGCAACAGGCACCGGCACACCCTCGCGGGTGTCCCCACACGGCCCACCGTAAAGCGGAGCCATGTGCGCGCAGACATGCTCTAGAAAGCAAAAAGCCGCAGACCATCTTGTATGGCGCGGCTGCTGCGCCTGTTGTGCCGGGCGACCAAGCCCAGATCACGCTTACGGGCGTGATGTCGAAATCATACTGTATTTTTAGTAGAAACGAAGTTCTTCGGATCAAATAGATTTTTAGCACTATCAGGGGCGTACATCCTGTTTCCTAATACAAAAAACATAAAAAACAAAAAAAACAATACCGCCCAAACATATCTATATATTTTTAATTTCTTATTTAAGTACTCACTATTTAATTTCTCTATTTCATGCCTCGATGACTGAACTTCACTCGCCACCAACATTTCCCCATACGCACTGTTAATTTTTTTAAGATACTGAGCAATAGCTCTTTTGTATCTAGACTTGGCATCATATTCAATAAAAATTAAATAAATGCCAGAAATAATTGAAATCCCCAGAACAACATATACGTAAATCTTACTAAATATTAATTCAACCCCATTATCCTTTACACCATTCACTAAAACAACTGTAACTAAAAAAGTTACAACAATAAAAACACTGTTTTTTATACTATTCAGATACTCCTCTGTTAAGGCAGAAACTTTATCGGCCGCATCTTGAACTGCACCAGAAACCTTCTCTTTAACACTTAGATAAGTTTCTATATTATTTTTCAAGTATATTTGGTAATTTGAGTTGATCGCATCCCACAGAACCTCATCTATTCTGGGTCGCCCATCATCCTGCAAATGCATGGAAACCAAATTTCTTATCAATCCGATCTTGTCAGATGTACTTCCACCTTGATATGCCCATTCAAAAATCTGAAAAAGCCTATCAAGTGAATCCTTAGAAATATCCCCCACATGATCGACAACGACCACAGACTTATAGCCCAATATTCTATAATCTATTGCGAGATGAGATTTTATTTTTGAAGAGTTAGCAAGAAATACCCAAAATAGGGCTGCACTTGCGAGACTGAAAAACCTGTTTATATTCTGAAATTTACCTTCAATTTCGAAGACGAAGTCAGAAGGGATGAAGTTGCCTGCAATGGATTCAAAGTCAACAGAAGAACAGTTCTCCAGAAAATTCCTTTTTATCAACTGCCTTTCACAATTATCACTACCATTGGCAATATCTGCCGCAGAAGAAAATATTATTGTTTTACTTCCAAATTTATCTACATTATCAAAAATTTCAAAAATCAGATATCCATCAAAAATTTTATTCAAATATTTTAATGAATCGAACGAATTATTTTCTTTAAAAAAAGTATCTAGCGCATCAAGAAAATATACAGAACACCTTTTGTTTGAAATCTCTTTTGTAATTGTCAGTTCAAAATCGCAAGTTGCCCCATCATCATCTTCGAGAGCGTCAACAACCAACTCGGAAACAACGTCTATAAAATCTGGAGATATTTCATTCCAGGTGTTATCCATTGGGCCGCTAAGCCGAAAACGATCCCTGGATGAAATACTAGATAGCCCAGCACGAAAAGCACTCGCGAAATCATTAGTTATTTTTTTAACTTTGATAGATAAAATAACTTCGCTCAGCGTTTCTGAAACTTGAATATCTATTTCATTAGATAAATTTTCTAATGATCTTTTTAGAAAAATCATTCTCTATTTTTTTTCTCAAATTTATAGAATCCAGTCGGTGAATTGATGACAACTAGCTTTTTTCCATCTTTTGTCTCTTCACTCCAAATTACGTCTGATATTTTATTCATCCCATCAACATAGATCAACTCAACTTCAGACGTTAATTTAACTTTAATCTGTTTATAGGGTACAGCGCTAGGAATTAAATTAAACTGAGTGTCAAACCCTTTTTTCTTTGGAGCACTCTTCAATTTTTCCAAAATATTTGGAATAACAGATTTCAATTCCTCTTTTTTTGGCACATAGGTATCGAATAGATTATCAATGAAGCCATTGTAATTCATTCTATCTTTTTTCTTAAATCCAGAGACCACTAAATTCCGAAGATCCTTATAATCATCAGGAAAATCACTCTCTAAATTCTTAGTCAAAATACCGACCACAGCCCTAACTGCTCTTCGTGTATTTTCATCATCACTAAGCTTCATTACAAGCTCGAGAAATCCATCCCACCAATACCTTGATTTTTTAGTTTCAAATACTAATGCCTCAGCTCTAGATCCATCTGATCCAAAATTTACCACGCATGCTTTGTAAATTCTTGATTTCTCAGGAAGCCCTGACTTTCTCTTCAAATCATTCTCATCGAGATAACTTTCATGCTCAATCTTCACCCCTAGATAAGAAAGTTTCCCTGACGATTTAAAAAGAAACTGCAAAAAACTACCTTTATTTAACAAACTATCTCGACCTTTGGCTAGGTGCCCATACCTATCTTCTGTAGCTTCCTCTTTAAGCAAAAGTCTTTCCGCCAAAGATTGAGAGGCAGACTCAAGTGTTTCACCAAGAAAAAAATCGCCTAATGCTGTATTAAATTCAGTAGATTTGCTCGCAAAACTGTAAGACCGGCGCTCTTGCTGCTCTGTGATGCTTTTTCTTAAAGAAGTTAAATATGACTGCAAGTCATTATTTTCACTTAGTATTTCAACAGCAACAGCTTTACCTAATTCATGATTTATTTGATGAAGGCGAACATCAAGGACTTCTGAAATGTCATCATTGGCTATGACTTCCTCTATGACTTCTTGTTCTGCAACTACAGTATTCATGTATCTCCCCCAGCAAATTTGTTACAAAAATTGAACTATAAGACAGTTCCAAAAAAGAAAAAAGCCAGTTACCTGTGGAAGTCGACGCAAACAATCCGCTGCACCTGCCTCACGCTCAGTCCAAAGCGACACGCCAGCTCCCGAGCATTACACCCATCAAAGCTGGCGCGTATCTCCTGCGCCACGCGCTCACGCGCCCTCACCCGCTCATTGCGGACATAGACATTGAGCCCACCCAGCCGCTGCACATAGCGGCGCACCAGCTCTTCAGTCAAATCCTCCACCCGCTCCACGCCATGGCATAGCGCGGCGGCGGCCAGTTCTTCGCGCAGCACGGCGATGGGGTCCAGCTTGTTGTGGCCGCTGGTACTGGATACGGAAGGAGTATTGGTTGCGTCTTTGTCCTTCATTGTTTTGATAGCTGGTTGCGCTTGCTGTGCCTGCGTTTGCATTGGTTTTTATTAGTAAAGACTGATGGGGCTGAAAAGCTCTTCGTCCGCCAGTTGGCGCGACGGGCTGGGCCGTGCTGGCGTGCGTGGCGGCGCGGCTTCATCGCCCTGCGGCTGTGGCTGGGCGGCCTGGGCCGGGGCGGTGTTGAAGAGGTCTTGCGGGGGCTGCACGGTTTGCTCCAGCTGCAGCCAGCGGGCCTCGGGCCATTTGTGTAGCCCCAAGCACATGGCGGCGTGTAGTGCGTAGTTGCGGCAGTCCAGCACCTCGTTGCGCGGGCGGCGCTTGACCCAGCGGTACACGTCCTTGCCGTTGACCTTGACCAGCACGCGCTGCTCTGCGGTGAGCTGTTCGTACCATTCGCGCGGCAGCTTCTGGCTGGTGTGCACGTAGCCGGGGCCGAGTTTGTCGATGGCGAGTTGGCCCAGCAGCAAGTCTTTGGCGCTGTCCACCCCCACCAGCCAGAGCTTGATGCCGTGCGATATCTTGCGGCCGCGGTAGTTGACCTCTTGCAGGCTGCTGGGACCGACGATGTTGCGGTTGTCGTTGTTGTCGCCTTTGATGGCGCGCAGGCCGGCAAGCTGCCCTTGCGCGCTGCGCACCCAGTTGTAGACGGCCTGGGTCTGGTCGGACGAGTCGATGCTGATGGCACTGAGGCCCAGACTGCCGCCGTGCCAGGCCTGCACGTAGCGCTGCTGCAGGTATTGGGTGACGGGCTCCCAGTCCGCCTCGCTGGCAGGGTTGCCCTGAATGACCTGGTGGGCAATGGCCCAGCTTTCCAGCCCGCGGCCCCAGGCCCAGATGGCGATCTCCCACCGGTCGCGCTGCACGTCGACCCCGGCGGTGAGCAGCAACGCGCCGGCGGGCACGCGGCCCAGGGGGTAGTCTTCGGCCCGGGCCTGCAGGGCGTGTTCGTCGCTGCTGTCGCCCTTGAGCTCCCAGGTCTCGCCCAGGGTTTCGTTGGTGAAGCCGGTCATGGGCCCGACGTCGCCCGCCTGCAGGGCGCGGTGGGCCTTTTCAAACTCATCGACGATGCTGACCCAGGTGCGCTGGGGGCTGTAGGCGGCCCAGACATGTACGCCCAAGGTGCGCGGCGGGCGGCAGGGCTGGCCTGCAGCATCGCGCCAGATGCGGTCTGCGCCGTAGCGGCGGCCGGTCTTTTTGCAGACCCAGGTGCCGGTGAGCGGCCAGCCGCCGGGCAGGTAGTCGGCCTGGGTGATGCTCTCCAGGCAGTGGGGACAGACGTGGTGCACGCTGGCGGGCTGGCCTTTGACCCATTTGAAGCCGTAGGGCAGCTCTTTGCTGCCCCAGACGAGCGGGTGCTCCGCGCCGCAGCGCGGGCATTCGATGTGGTACTGGACGTAGGCGTCGGATTCTTCGCAGGCGCGCTCTACATGGCACATGCCTTTGACGCGGGGCGTGCTGCCGCCGACGAACTTGGGGTATGGCGCGCCCTCCAGCCGGCCCTTGGCCAGGCTGCCGGGGTCGCCGGATTTTTCAATGCTCTGGTCGAAGGCGCTCCATTCGTCGAGGATGGAGACGGCCACGGTGATGCGGCGGTAGGCCCGCGCGGCCTTGCCGCCCAGCAGGTGCAGCACGCTGTCGCGAAAGGGCTTGTATTTGATGGTGTCCTCGACCCCCTTGCCCTGGCGGCGCGCGGCCTGCACGGCGGCCACACCGTCGAGCACAGGCTCGATCTCGCTCTTGACGTAGCTGTCTCGGTCGTCGTCGGTGGGTTGCCACAGCGCCTGCTTGCGGCGGCGGTGGGCGATGTTGTAGGCGACGAAGGCGGTGATCATCTTGGTGTAGCCCACGCGCTTGCTCTTCTTGACGGCCAGCTCTTCGATGCGGTCATCGCTCATGAAGTCGAGAATGCCGAGCTGTAAGGGCCAGCCGACCCAGCCGCCCTTTTGGTGACTGGATTCACCGGCCAGCAGAAAGTGCTCTGCCGCCCATTCGCTGAGGGTTTGCGGCGCATCGGCCCGCAGGCTGGACAGGCCCAGCGCATTGGCGGCCTGGATGGCGGCCATGGCCTCGGGGCTGAGGGGTGCGCTCATGCGGCGTCGCCCTCCTCTGCGCTGCCTGCTCTGATATCAAATGCGGCGCTCTCGTCTGCGTCGAGCTGCGCCATGGCTTCGACCTCTTTGTTGACCAGCTGGGAGGTGGAGCGGATCCATTCGTTGCGCGCGTCAGCCATGATGCGCAGCACGATCAGCAGCACCTCTTGCGGCAGGTCGGGGCAGGCCTTGCGCACCTGGCCTTCGAACTGGTCCATGCGATCGACGATGGCGGAGCTGGCCAGCCCGAGCACGTCCGCCAGGATGCCGATGGGCGCGTACTCGCCACGGGCGACGGCGTTTTTCAGCTCTTGCGCCTCGCGCTGGGCCTTGGCCAGGCCGGCGCGTTCTTGGACCAGGTCGAGGCCCAGGGTCTCGCCGATCCGGCCCGCGGCCTGGTCGCGCAGATGCTCGCAGTAGCCCACCAGCCAGGCGTGGACGCTTTCGCCACGGGTCAGCACGCCCTCGCTCACGCGCTTGCTGATGCTGGCTTCGCTGACACCCACCATCTGCGCAAACTCTGCTTGCGAAACGATAGCATCCAAATAAGGCAGAACCTTCACTTAACCCCCTTAGAAAACTCACGAAACAGTCCGACAACGCGGCTCGAATTACCCGCTTCAGAGGCTCGGCGGAAGGACCCGCGACCCTCGCCCTGCCTATTTTTTGCGCAGTGCATCAAACCTTCACCTCCAGGCCCAGGGCCATGCGTGCGGACTTGCCGGCGTAGTACGAGATGCTGGTGTCGCCACCCTCCATGCGGGCCACGATGCGGCGTGCCCAATCCTTGCCGTCGTTGCGCTCCTGCAGGTTGACCTTCACAGGCGGCGCGGCCACTGGCGCGGGCAAGGCAGGCAGGCCCTGCTGCTGGGCATAGGTCTGGCGCGGCATGACTGCATCGCACATCTGCTCGAACTGCGGCAGGTTGGGCGGGAAGTCGGCGTGCTCTGCAGCCAAGCGAGCGGCCGCGGCCTCCAGCACGTCGGCAGGAAAGCGACCCAGGCGCGCCTGCCAGACGTTCATGGCCGCGCGGATGCCCTTGTCGTGACCCTGGCCGTCCTTCAGCCCGGTGGCGAACTTGCTGAGGAACAGGCTGCCGTAGCTGCCCTGCAGCAGCACGAAGAGCTTTCGCACCGCAGGGCCGGCCCGCAGCCCGTCTGCCGGATCCGCAGCTCGTGCCTGCGCTTGCTGGATCGCTTCAGCCGTCAACGTCGCCACGTCATGCATCCCACACCCCGTCGAAGATCGTTGCTGCCGCAGCTGCGTGCTTGTTCGCGTTGAACGCCGGCGCACGACCACCTGCCGGTGCTGCAGCAGGCCTGAGCCATGCGGCCTGCAGCCCTTGCGAGCCGCGTATGCACCACAGCTGCAGAAAGGCCTCCAGCGTCATGTCGGCCTTGGCCGCCTCAGCCTTGGCGCCCTTCAGCACGGTCTCCGTCACCGGTGCCCGTTTGACCTTGCGCAGCTGCAGCCAGTCGGCCCAGGTCTGGTCGCTCACATCCTCGGGTTGGGCAACAGGTCCTGCGCGCTCAAGCGCAGGTGTGTTGGTTCTTTGATGGTTCCTATGACGGTTCAATGATGATTTGGGTGCGCCTGGTTCACCCCTGGGGTGCGCCTGGTGCGGGGGTACAGGTGCGCCTGGTTCACCACCTGGTGCGCCTGGTGCGGGGGGTGCGCTATCTGCGGGGGGTGCGCCATCTGCACCACCTGCCTTGCTGCGACGGCGACCGGCAGGTGCTTTCGTCGGGTCGAAACTGCCCGGTGTGATGGTGTAGCTGGTGCTGGCGTTAAGGCGATATTCCCGAAAGACCAGACCGACCTTCTGCAGCCACGACAGCGCCTCTTGCACGGCCCGCTCAGACAGACAGGTACGCCTGGCAATGGTGCCGACACCGGGCCAGCACACGCCGTCGTCATTCGACTGATCCGCCAGCGATATCAGAACCGCCTTTTGCGCAGCAGACATGCCCTGCAGCGGCCAGCAGGCCGACATGATGATGGTGCTCATACTTCTCTCCCGATCAGGCCAAGGCCGTTTGGCGCGCCTTGCAGCGCACAGGCATCACGTCACGCTGGCGCGGCGACAGGCTGCAGCGGCGTGCAGCGCCCTCCTCCAGCCGTCCGGCGGCCAGCAGGGCATTGACGGTGCTGGCCACACTGCACAGCTCCAGCCATTCGCCCGTCTGGGCGTTGTGGTAATCGCGCAGCTCGCGCCGGCTCATGTCGCGCACGCCGTGCTGGTGGGCATGGCGCAGCGACTCGTACAAGCGCTCGTGCAAACGGCGGCGCGTTTCGTTGCCCAGAGCGGCAAACGCCTCGGCGCTGGTGTCGCGCCCAGTCACTACGGGTTGGGATTGCTGCATGGTCAAACCTCCTGATATCTGCACAGGCGGCTGCGCGCCTGCGCTCAAATTCGTTGCTGGGTTCATGGAAGTCATACGCCTGCGGCCTCGCGCAAGCGGTAGCGGATACGGCGCTCCAGGTAGGCCGTGGCGTCAGCACGCTTGGCCACCTTGTCCATGTCAAAGCGCGGCAGGTAGCCAAGCTTTGGCTTCACAAACAGCAAGACAGGGCGAACAAGCGCGCCGCCCGTGCCGCTGACAGCCCAGATGCCGCGAGCCAAATGAGCAGTGCGCCCGTCCGGCTCACCCTTGCGGTTGGTGCGCGGCGAATCGCGCTCACCGCCATAGGCAATGAAATAGCGACGGCCCGCCTGCTTCTTGGTGCCGCGGTGCACGCGCAGATAGCCCTTGGCGCTCATATTGGCCTTGTAGCCCTGCTCGCCAAACGCCTGGAAATAGCTGATCAGATGCACCAGAAACGGCCCGCGCAAGTTGCCCTTGCCGTCATCGCTGCCGGGGTAAGGGCCACCTCTAGCCTCATCGGGTATCGCCGTCTGATATCCGGCAGGCAGGATGCCCGCACGCTTCAGTGCCACCTCGCTACGCTTGTCGCGCCGGCGGCCGCCCCAGGTCTGGGCATTCAGAATCTTTTGTGGATCGATCCCCTTGCCACCCATATAGGTCGGCTCGATCGTCACGCTCAGCCTGGCGGCCGTGGCCATGCGCACAAACGGGCTGCGCAGGATGTAATCCGTAGGCCGGTCGAACACCGCGCGCATCTCGTCCTGCATGGCACGGCGGATCTCGAACCCCGTATCGTTCAGCGCCTTGGCATAGGCCTTTGCGGCTTGTACGCCCGTCAGGCCGTGGATCTGCCGCAGCAGCTCCGCCTGGTTCAGCACCCGCGCGCTCAGCTGGATATGCATATCAGCCCTCCTCCACCGGCGCCGGCACGCGCGCTGCCGCCGTGGCCAGCAGCTGGTTCAAGGCAGATATCAGCTCGTTGTAGCGGTACTGCAGCCGCTTGATCTCGTTGCGGCTCACCATGGCCTTGCCGCCACGAAAGGCGTCTGCCGCTGCGGACGTGAACTCGCCCACCTCCTGCTGCAAGGCCACAAACGCCTCCACCGGGTCGCCCGCGGCCTGGTCTGGCAGCGCGGGCACGCAGGTGTATCCCAGGGCCGCAGCCATGGCATGCAGAATTGCCGGGTTGCCCGACATCACCTGCAGCGCCACAGACTCGCGCAGCGTCAGGTGGTGCGTCGTGTTGTTCGGGTTCAGCTTGTTCTGCAGCGTATTGGCGCTCACGCCCATACGCTCGGCCAGCACGCGCACGCCGCCCGGGTGGTTGTGTGCGATCAGGTATGCCGCATCCGTCACATCGGCCGGCATCCGCATGTCGTTTTGACGGCCTGCTTCGCCATTGTTTGCGTGGGGAGGGAAAGAGACACTGCTTCTCATGACCACACCTCACTTCTCAGGCGCATCACTGACGGCCGCTGCACAGACAGCCAAGCAAACCCCCATCGCAGCCACACCCGAATGGGCCCACGCCATGGAGCTGCTGCTGCAGCAAATCGTCTTCGTCCTCGACGTCGAAGGCCGCGACAGCTTCACCACCCGCAAAGTCGCCCGCTGGAACAACCAGTGCATCCACGAAATGCTGCGCACCGGCAGCGTGCCCCTGCCGGTCATCGAAGAGCTGCAGCGCGTGGCGGTGCGGGTGCTGACGTGAGCGTTCAGGCCCGAAATAGAGCCCACAAACTCTTTGAGTACGATCGAACTCTCAAAACCGTTACCCATGCAAACCATGAGCAATAAACCTTTGAATGAAGACATTCACTACCTCAACGGCCAGATTGATGCGTTGACGGCACTGGTGCTTGCACTTGCAAATTGCACTGTGGACAAGGACGAATTCCGCACGGAAGGTCTTGAGAGGCTGCAATCTGTTGAGACGGCATTGCTTCATCAGGCGGTCCCTGAAAGCCGACTGATTGCGATAGATCACATGAAGCAATGGCTGGAGAGCGTGACAAGCTGAGGCGGTAACGCAAAGACGCCGCCGCGCGCTCCTGCAATGGATCAATCCAAGACATACGAACCTCCTGGCCCCAACCATGTGAGTGGCTCAAAACCGAGATCACGCAAGGCCTGCCTACCATCCGAGCTCTGGGCCAGTAAATCTCGCAGTTCCATGGCGGCGGCCAAAAAGCCTGCTCGGGCAGACCCCTCCTCGCTTGCCACATCCGTTGGACAGGCATGAAACCCGTTGGACAGGCATGAAACGCGATATGTGAACCAGCTGCAATGAACCAACGAGCAGCACATGCAGCCACTGCAGCAGGCTGCAATCCATATGACTTCAGCGTGGCTTGGGCACAGATAGCGCCGGCCTGATTGCGACGCCGGCGAGAGATGCGCTTAGCCATGAGCAGCCTCCTGGCCGGCTTGCGGCAGAGCGACTGACTTCGCAAACGGCGGCGGCAAACCCTCGACATTTCGACGAGTCCATGCCGCAAGAACGCGGTCTGCAACCTTGTCGCTGAGGACCTCAGGCCACTTGTCGACGGCCTGGTAAGACACACCCAAAGCGGCCGCCACTTCTCTGGTGGAGCCACCCAGCATTTCTATGGCCTCTGTTTTACGGATCGTCATGCCTCAAGTTTAACCTTAGTTAAAACATGAAAGCAACCATAGTTAGTATTGATTCCGCCATGATTTCAACCATGGTTGATTACAAAGAACGCCTAGAGAAGGCAATGAAAGCCGCCGGTGTAGACATCACAGAGCTTGCGAGGTCTGTTGGCGTCTCCTATCAGGCTGCGCGCAAAGTCCTTGAGGGCGAGAGCAAGGCTTTCACTGCCGAAAACAATGCCAAGGCCGCTGCACGCCTGAATGTGTCGTCGGACTGGCTTGCCACTGGCATGGGCGACATGGCCCGCAACGCCAACAGCATTGTTTTTTCAGAAGACAACGAAGATCTGGTGCGCATCCCCATACTGGCCAACAGCGGCAGCATGGGCAAAGGCAATGACACGCTCGACGCGGACTATGTAGTGGGCGATCTGGCGCTATCCGCGCACTGGATCAACCAGCACATCAAGCCCGGCAATATCAGGGAGCTGAAATTCATTCACGCCCAAGGCGAAAGCATGTCGCCCACCTTCAGCGATGGCGATGTACTGCTGGTCGACGTAGGCTCGCGCGACCCGGCCAGCCATGAAGGCGTCTATGTCCTGGATGTACACGGCCAGACCTATATCAAGCGCGTTCGCATGCGCATGTCCGGCACCTTGGAAGTCAGCTCGGACAACCCCAACATCAAGACCGTGGACGAGTTGAACGGCGATCACCAGGTTCGCGTGCTGGGCCGCGTTGTGTGGGCCTGGAACGGGCAGAAGCTCTAGGCTAGGCCATCGCCACACCGCCTGATCACATTCCTCCTTCTCTGCTCAGAAAGGCGTACCGCAATGAAAATCAAAGTCTCGTGCTTCGGTATCTCACTTGACGGCTACTCCGCCGGGCCTGACCAGAGCCTGAGCAATCCGCTAGGCGTGGGAGGAACGGAGCTCATGGAATGGTTCTTCCCCACCGAAGTCTTCCAGAAGATGCACGGTGGCTCGCCAACCGGGGAAACAGGCATCGACAACGACATGGCCCGGCGCTCCTTCGAGAACATTGGCGCCTGGATTCTCGGCCGCAACATGTTTGGCCCTGTACGCGGCCCCTGGCCCGACGAGAGCTGGCAAGGCTGGTGGGGTGACGAGCCGCCCTACCATGTGCCCGCATTTGTCCTGACCCACCATGCTCGCCCCAGCCTGCATATGCAGGGCGGCACCGATTTTCACTTCGTCACGGACGGAATGGCATCCGCACTGGAGCAGGCAAAAGCAGCTGCGGCCGGACGCGATATCCGTATTGGCGGAGGCGTGGCCACCGTGCGCCAGTTTCTGCAAGCCAAGCTGATTGACGAGATCCACCTTGCAGTCCGCCCCATCCTGCTGGGCAGTGGCGAGAACCTCTGGCAAGGCCTAGACATGCGTACCCTGGGCTATGAGGTCGCTGACGTGATTCAGGGCGAACGCGCCACGCATGTGATCGTACGCAAACAGGCATAGCCGCCCGCCATATCGCACAAGCCCGCAACAGCGGGCTTTTTCATTTCCGCTTTCAGATTGAAGATAACTTCACAATAAAACTTAACCATGGTTGACGCCAATAATTTAACCATGGTTAAATACAACCGTCGCAGCAGTCACTGGACAGCCCCAAGGGGCACAACCCAAGGCCAAAGCCACCAACGCCAACGCGAACTGGCTTCAGGGGTACAGCAGAGGTTGCAAACGCGATGGGCGCCACGGTATCGACCGGGTCAGGCCCGGTCTTTCAAAAGTCGCCTGCCCATGTCGTTCGCTCCACCCATGCGGAGCGTCCCCGGGCACCATCGCATCAGCGGGCACGGCCGCTGCTCTGCGCGGCATCCCTGCCGTATCCAGCCGCCAAAGGGCGTACACGGTCAAAAGGGTGAGGCGAATGCGGCCAAGAGCAAGAACGGCAACGCCGGTTGGAATCCCGGCACCGCCCGCCCCGTGCGCTACGGGGCAAACCAGAGCGCCTTGCTGTAGGGCGCTCTGGTTTATTGACCAACCTCATAAAGACTCTTCGCTACTGTCACATCAGCGCTTCTAATTGCCTGTTTCCACGAAAAGCGCTAAATACATCATCACGCGAGCTAACTCGCATTTGACGAAAAAAGCAGAGTAATTAGTGTTTACTGCTGAGAAACACTCAAATATTTTTCTTTATTTTTATCAACCTTGTACTCCTGCTGCCAAGGGTCTCTTTTCAAGACAACATTTGTCGAACTGTAGTAAGAGACTTCATCGATGTACCATTTATCAGACTCACGCGCCAGCACATACTTGTAGCTAATACCCTTCTCAACCTCCTGTTTTGAAAAGTTGGCCAAGCTAACACCTTCTGGAAGTTTGGTGCTGTTTTTGATGTTTGCCATAACTACAGCACGCGTGTCTGTCTCGACTGACGCCCTCTCAATTGTTCGATCATATGTTTCGAGAAGACAGTCGCTAGGCGTCTGAAAAAACTCTTTAGTAGTCCCAGCAGAAATATTAAGCATCGCCACAACCTTCGCACTCTTTCTCCGGTCATTGCGCTTGCAATCCTCATAAAGGGACTTCTCCATCGCATCAATCAAGGCCCACCAACTCTTGACAGCGTTATCTGGTGAATTGAGATTAGGGGTTGGCGCAACAAATTTTCCAGACTCTGCTGACTGGTCTTTCGCTACGGACCCCTGTGGCTTCGATTGCTGTTCAGAAGCAGCTTTCCCCACCCCATTTTCATTACACGCCAACAATAAAAATGCCAATGGCAACATCAGCGCAACTTGACTCAATGACACGTAAAACCCCTCTTTCATGAAAAGACTTCGAGTCTACCCGCAGTAGCAAATTGAATCTTTTGATACCCCGCCTGACGCAAGTCTCGCGGGTTTTTTACATCCATAACTCAGAAACAGGAGATTCAAAAATGTGAGCAAGTAGCCAGCATGCGGCATGCATGTGCCTATCCCCCGCAGGGCATCAGCGGGGCCATTTGGTGTGACCACTCAAGCAGGTGCATCAGCTCAGGAATTCGCCCGGGCTGGCGTCAATTGGGAGCACGGCGCTTTGTGTCGTGGCGAGAGTGGTCACGCCAAATGGTTTCAGTTTTCGCCGGGCCTGGGGCCTCTCTGCCCTCCCTCCTATCTACTTCCCTAGGCATGCCCACCAGGGCACCGGCACTTTCCACACCAAGCCCGCCAGCAACTGCTGAGCGGGCTTTTCTTTTGCCCTCAACCGGAGAACCCATGCAAGCAGCCCGCCCCACCTTGCCCAGCGTGCCGATCACCAGCGCGGCATTCCAGTACAGCAACTCGGCCAGCACCAACATTGCCGACACCTTTGCCAAGGCCCGCGCACGCATGGCGGCCGAGCAGGCGGCAGCGATCAGCAAGCCACGGCGACGCAGCCAGCATGGCCCGGCCCTGATGACCATCAACCGCGTGCGTGCCGGCACCGCCAACCACCTGAATTTGCAGCTTTTCGAGGAGCAGTCGCCATGCGCATCTTTGTTCTGAAATGCGGCTGCGTCTCCATCCAGCACAGCGCCCGCAGCGCCGCCGAAGCGTTTGACCACGGCTTTGCCGAGCTGGGCCACCTGGGCTTGGGGATCTCCTGCCGATGCATCCGATAGACACCGGCTGCACGAGCTGCAGCGCCGAGCGAATGGCTCGGCTCTTCAAGATCTAGACAACCGAAATTCTGTTAGTTTTGGTTCGAAATCGGTTTCTGATAGAAAAAGAGAGTATTGTGAAGAAAGCAGTCATTTCTGAGTGCTTTACTGAATCGGAGGCTTTTATGAAAGCCATAGTTAAAAAGAGTCTCAAGACCCGCACCCGAAAAACCGGGCTTCCAGGCATCAATAGCCATTCTGTCTCACATGACGACTATTCCCGCACGCCTGATCACCCCATCGAAAAGGGCCGCTTTATTTTGAGCGACATCGTTGCAAAAAGGATCCCATCACCTAAATCCTCTCCAGGGAACGTAAAAATAGTGGGAAAGAGATTTCTGAGCGAATAGCGAGAGGAAATTGATATGTTTTCACAACCACTATCCAAGGCCCAGGAGCTTTGGTCGAATTTCATGCATGTGTTATTCCCTTGGGCAAGAGCTTTCCCAGGCCTGCCAGAACAGGAAGTAACGAATCCTCCATTGCAGGAAAATTCTGCCGAAAAAGAGCATCAAACTAATCGTGATGCGTAAGCTGTTTCGGATTTCCTGCCTCTCGATCGACCCTTAATCAACCCACCGGTGGCTATAAATCGGAAAAGGAGTACTATGGGTAGCAGTGGACATCAAAAATTACCCTGATAAATAAAAGGCCTATATGTTAAACGTAATCAAAAAACACCCATCCGAAAGCAATTCCGACCCGCACGAAACTGATAGCACTGCAGGACCTACTGGCGACTTTGTCTATTGCCCAGCGGTTTACGAAGCCAGATTGCGTCAAAACGAACACGAAAAAACACAAGTTCGCATCAAGAAATCTCGTCAGACACAACGCAGCAACGCCACTGAAGAAGGCTTACGAGTTCGCTCACCTGCCACCCTGCACCGCTAGTTGCACGATAGTTTGACCTGCAGGTTGCATCAACCGGCGCAATCCTCTCTCCTCAACGCTGCAGCCAATCAGGCATCAAAATAGAGGATGCGGTATCCCTTCAAACGAACTTTCGCAATAGTTTTAATCTACCGGTATAGCTCCTATTTGGGGTAATTTCTGAAGTTAATTAATTTCTTCGAATATACCCATATCTATAAAGATTTTACAATAACACTTTGTGTAAATCACTCACACAGTGATAGCAATAAAGCCTTTTGCACACTGGCTCTAAGAAAAATAGTTGATACCTCGGACGGCCTCAATTAATGTAATTTTTTGTCTGAAAACAGTTTTATTGGTGAAATAGGCGTATGGTTTATCCACGGAAGTCAGCCACGGATTTCCAGAAACACCGGAGGTCTTGATGCCCTTCATCAATAAATACACACATTTATTCAAGGTGTATAGACCACATCTCTTGGATATAGACGAATACCTTATTACCGACAAATATTTCACTCTAACGTCGAGTGACGATGCAGAGACCGAGCTAGCAGAATTTGATGAGCTCTCTATAAAAACCATAAAAATCTCTCAAATTCACAAAACGATAAAAACACCCTCAGAAGAATAATTAATCAAGGACTCAACGCCAAACAAGGAGGCCTTATGTCCTACCTAAATTCGCAATGCCAAGGTTTTTTGTGCTCCATAAAAAAGACCTTCAGAGGCATCAACAATAGAAGCAGACAGCCAGATCATCAGGAGAAGAAAACTCCCACAGACGAAGAAAAAAAAGATCTGGAGAGTCAACAGCCAGTCTTGATCCAAAGACAACGGGAACTTCACAGTGACGTCACCTAAAAGGATGTCGCTTCAGCGGTGCTAACAGACGGTCTGTCGTGAGCACTACCCACCAGGACATCGCTCCACAAAGAATCTCCACAACGTGGCTCCTTTCAAAGTGTCCCTGGATCCATAGCAGGTCTTTCCGACTTGCTCTCAACCTCAAGGAATGTTCACCATGACTCAACAAACCAACCCACAAAGCACCGCAAACCAGCAAGGCCAATCGCCTGCGGATCAACAACAAAAAGACAAGCAAGCACAGCAGCAAACCCCAAACCCGCAACAGCCTGGCCAGAAGCCTGCACAAGAGCAGAAAAATCCTGCCCAGCAGGGGTGACGACTGTTTCGCTGATCTCCATGGAGATTGGTACAACCCAAACGGTCAACGGAACTCGTTTTTGGCGCTTCTACTGGCCCCTGCAAATGGGGCAGCCGCTCAAAAATCCCAATTTCAGTCAGCAGCAATGCAAATGCAATAAGCGCCAACCAGGCTCACAACCCTTGACGCAAATTCAAGAGCAAATGCGCTGACCTTTGACCATCAACTAGAAGACCCGCATCACGCGGGTTTTCTATTTTTTGGAACACCACAGCACTCGCCAACCGGATCCAGGGCACGTGGCAAGCACCCTGCACTCATGCCGATGCACCTGGTGCGCACCGACAAGCCAGCCTGCAGTCGTCCATCTCGCGTTCCTGGCACGACTGCGCAGCCGATCGTAAAAACGCTTTAGATATGCAGCATCGCCAGCCCGCCCACGCCAAGGCCGAGCGCGGCCACGCCAAGCATTCCGTATTCGAGCCACTTCTTCTTGGTCAGCAGTGCAATGGCGGCGAGGGCAATGGCGACCTGCAGTGCCGTGGTGGCCTGGGCCCAGCGGTGATGCAGATGCATCTGCATCTCGGACTGCTCGTCCCACTGCCGGGCCTCCGCTTCCAGGCGCTCGGCATCGCGCTTGATGTCATCCTTTTCCTTCTCGTAGCGCTCCACCTTCGCCTGGTAGGCTGCCCGCTTGTCCTCGGTGGCCACCAGATCGCGCGCGAACTCGGCCATCGACTGCTTGGTGCTCTTGGCCTGATAGAAGGCCCACTGGTTGGCCGCCTCGGTCTTCTTGATGGCTGCGTCGTTTTTGTACAGCCCGGCATTGGCCTGGGTCGCACCGCCCATGTACGAGAAGATGGCGCCCACCGTGGCGATGACGGCGGTGCACATGGCGATCTGGTTGGTCAGGCTGCCGCCGCCGATACCGTGGTGGGCCGTTGCGCCATGTTCGCCCTGGGCGGCATGTTCGAGTTCGTGATCGTGCGGGCCGTGGACGTGAAAGCCGTTGGAAGACATAGAAGCCAAATTCTTGATAGCAATGGGTGGCGCATTATGGGGCCGGTATGACTGCGGTCCAGGGCTTTAAAGCCGACACCCCATCGATACCGTGCTGCTAGAACTGCAACGCCAAGACCGCCAGCGCAGCCGCCTGCTGTGCGCTATGGAAAGCAAAGCAGCTACCGCTAGCCCAGCTGAGCTATCGGTATCAAACTACTTTCAAACGCAGCTAGAGCAAGCGCAACGCGCTCACAAATTCAGAAGCCATTACCCAAACAGAAGCCCGCAAGGCTCCAGACCCTGCGGGCTTTTTTGATCACCAAAGGGTTTTGATGACCGAAACCTCAAACCGCGGCGCACTGCTGCTGCTGGCCAAGAACCGGCTCTTCTGAATAGCCGTTCTCGCCCCAATGCTGACAGCCACTAACGCATGAATTCACCGGACCTGCGCGGCATTGCGCGCAGGTCCGGTGGAATGAGAGGTTAAATTTCCCTATGGTCGAATCCCTGGATTGCACGGGAGATAAAAGAAGCTCTTAGGGATGGCAACATTGCTGCTGATATTTTTATTTACAAATGACTCAATATCCTTCGTCTGCACTGCGCTCATATCGACGAGTACTTTGGATTGATCGGAACCGACAAATACAACACTAACCCCTTCTTTGATATTAACGCAAGAATGCCGCGAGTTGAAATCCAATATGTGAGCGAGTCTATAGATTTTCGATGGAAATGCCGCCTCCGAGAAGTCGCGGTTAATCCATTGCCAAGATGCAAATAGAACAACAACGGCGAGCACCAAGAATACAACCGACTGCCATGGTGGAAAGTTATATACATCATCATTGGAAAATTTTGACTTAATGTACCCACCAACATCAAATGCGTGAAATACCGCAAAAAAACCAACAACTATTAGCAAAGGAGATGAGTATTGGAATGCGAGCATTCCGGCAATGAAAGCCCGGGTAAATGGGAACACAGATGCATCAACTCCGAATACGGAATTAATTAAAGTAGAAGCTTTCCCGGTACTAAAGATTATTAGTGCTGAAACAGCAATAGACGCCACAAGCTTCGTAAAACCAAACCCCCACAGCTTTCTGAAAAGAGACGAACGTTCTATGGATACGCCAATATAGACAGCGGCGAAGGCTGTCCCCCAAAGCCTTATTGCAAATCGATTGTTATTAAGCCACTCCCAATCGCTAGAGTCGCTCCACCAACCACTCCATAGAAAAACAATGGCTACGAATGCAAGGGAAAATAGTGCGAATTGGATCGAGTAACTGTCATATTCCCTATCGAGCTTTTTTTTCCATTCGATATCTTTGGAATGCGCAAGAAGCGCGACGACATAATCCTTTAACGTTTCTACGGATTTTCTGTTATTGATGGAAGATGACGAACAGAACTCTTCATAGATGGCTTCAATGCGCTCCTCTGTATTTTTTGGTTGCTGGAACTTGAATTTTCTTTCTTTCATGGAGCACCGTGCATAAAGGGGGGAACCTAACGAACAAGGTAAGCCGCCCGCAATATGCGGGTCGGCTTGAGCGCCGGGTTAGAACTCAAATTCAACTCCGCGGTGATCTGTTGTTTGCTTAGTAACTGCAAAGCTTAAGGGTGCTCCGTTGCCAATGTCAATCTCTACAAACGCCATATCTTGGAAGTTTGCGATTTCTTTTGCGACGGTCGCATCACGAATAGAGAACTTCAATAGCTGCTGAATTTCTCCCTTCAAGCGGTCGAAGTCTGAGTCCTCTAGGCTATTTGGACTTCTATTTGCATAGTGCTTGAGATTTATCTGCAATTTGATGGCGGACGGATTAGACTCGTCAATCGTTGTGTTACGACCAAAAAGTTTATCTACAAAAGCATCCACACCGAAGACGAAGGTCGTGGCGACATCACCGATTTTGAGCGTTGACATTACGGTATTCCTTTGAATTTTAACTAGATTTAGATGGTAAACGAAAAAGGCTTGCCGTCTTATAAAAATGAATCTATCTGCAATTCTGAGAGTGAGCAATAACAAGCAAAACTCTTAGGAAAACCTAGAAATTTCGAGATTGCAGCTTGTTCTGACTGGTCAAAGGCCAATGTCAGAATAGATGCCTGTTCCTGGCCGAAATAAGCCAGTCACGACCCAAGCAAAATCCTCTCTGGAGCCCGCTCCCGCGGGCTTTTTTTGCGTCTTGGCATCGCTTCCGCTACACTCACCAACGTCACGCCAGTAAAGCGTGATCAGGTTGGGAAGCCTGAATACCGCTTGCGGCGACAAAGCCGCATCTGTTCCGCAGTCGTGCGGCTTTGTCGTCTGTGGCCCCAGTTTTATGGTGGCTCGGAGGGTGAGCCGCGAGGCTCGCCGGTTCGCGCAAGCGGTCCCGGTCTTCCCAACCCTTCGAGTCACCGCCAATTGTTGGGAAGCGATGGCGGTGGTTGTAGCAAATATGACCGCAAGGAGGCCGCAATGGCTGACATCACCCCTTTCAACTTTGGCGCTCACACCGTTCGCGTCGTTGCCCATAACGACCAGCCTTGGTTTGTTGCTACTGATGTGGCAAACACTCTCGGCTACCGCAGCGCTCCCGATGCATCACGCCATCTGGATGATGACGAAAAGGGTACGCAGATTGTGCGTACCCCTGGTGGCGATCAAAAGCTCACCATCATCAGCGAATCCGGCCTCTATGCCCTGGTCCTGCGCAGCCGCAAGCCCGAGGCACGCAAGTTTGCCAAGTGGGTGACCAGCGAGGTACTGCCCAGCATTCGCCAGACCGGCGGCTATGGCTCCCAGCAACGCGACGTTCACCTCGTCGAGCACGCCCACCAACTGGCCCATACAGCCACGCTGCAGGTCTATCAGGCGGTGTTTGATGCCGTGATGCTGGAGGGCGAAGCGCCCCACTCCACGCGCATGCTGCTGTCTTTTACCCGCGGCGCGGGCGGTGCGATGACACCCTATGTGCAGCCCATCGAGGCCGGCGCCATGGTGATGACGCTGGCCCAGTTGACCCAGGCCGTGCGCACCGACCTGATCGTGAGCGATACCACGCTGGCCCGGCTGGCGGCAGCCTGCACCCAGCGCATGGCCACACGCGCCGAGCTGCAAGCGCTAAAGCAGGTCCACCCCGAGCAAACCGCTCAGCCCGGCCACCAAAGCCGTCTGCAGCTGCAGTAGGTTTATCAATTTCATAGCTACCTGCGCTTGATACATCAGCACTAGAGCCTGATTTCATTCAAAACCTAGCCCGCCCGGCCCACGCCGCGCGGGCTTTTTTCATTGCAGAGACAGGAGGCATGCATGCGCCATACCGGAACGCTTTTCCTCAGCCGCACCCCGCCGCAGGCCAGCACGGCGCTGTGCGGCGCTTTTCAGCTGCAGTTGCTGCTGCTGGACCGCCTGGGCCCGCACCACACCGAGCCATGGCGCGCCACCTGGACGGGCGTGGCGGCGCAGCGCTTTTGGCAAGAGCACCATGCAGCGCTGGTGCCCGGCTCCGCCCTGGTGGTGGAGCTGGAGCGCGCCCGCATCCACACGCTGGCCTGCCGCCCGCCACGCAGCGAGGTGCATGCCCGCGTCATTCACTGCGCACTGGTGCCGGCGCTCAGCCAGGAGCCTGCCAGCGCTTCAACGCGGCATGCGCACCAGTGCCGCGCGATGTGACCCACGCAATCGATCGAGCAACCCCGAGCCCTACCACTGAGCAGGGTTCTTCTTTTTCAGGAGGTATGACATGGACTCTTTTCTGACCGCCACCCAGCCGCCACCGGTCTTTCTGGCGCCGGATCGCTTTGTCACCATCAAGATCTTTGCGGCCATCTCGGGCTTCACCGAGAAGGCCATCCGCCGAAAGATCGAGAGCGGTGTCTGGATCGAGCGGCGCGAGTATTTCAGGTCGCCCGATTCGCACATTTTTATCGACCGTGAAGGAGTCCAGAAATGGGTAATGCGCGGGGTGTAGAGATTCGCGAGAGCGGCATTCGGCTCTCGTTCGCCTACCGGGGAGAGCGCATTCGCCGCACTCTCCTGGTGGAGGGCAAGGCCATTGCGCCAACGCCGGCCAACATCAAATACGCCGTCCGGCTGCTTGCCGAGATCAAGCTCAAGATCCGCGCGGGCAACTTTGTGATGCGCGAGTACTTTCCGGAAGGCGGCACGGTGGCCGCCGGCACCACCGTGGCCCACCAGCTGGATCACTGGCTGTCGGTGAAGGTGGCCGAGAATTCGACGCTGGCGGGCTACCTCAGCGCGGTCAAGTTCTGGAAGCCTTTCATTGGCGAGAAGCAGGTCTCAGCCCTGAAGCACTCAGATATTCTGCGAGCCATCAAGACCCGGCCGGATCTGAGCGGCAAGACCGTCAACAACTATGTGTCGGCACTCCGATCTGCAATGGACCTGGCCGTGCTGGACAAACTGCTGAGCGAGAACCCGGTCGCGGCGGTCCCCAGCGCCAAGTGGCAGCGGGAGCCGCCAGACCCGTTCGACCGCGAGGAAGTGGAGAGGATCATCGACTACGCGCGTGCCAAATTTGCGCCCACGGTCGCCAATCTGATCGCGTTTCGGTTCTTCTCAGGCCTGCGCACCAGCGAGATGGTGGCCCTGCGCTGGCACAGCATCGACTGGAGCAAGAAGCAGGTGCTGATCCACGAGGCGGTCGTCAAGGGCCTGCGCAAGCAGACCAAGACCAACAAGGCCCGCCTGGTCAGCCTGAACAGCCGGGCCCTGGATGCGCTGGAAAGGCAGAAGGAACAGACCCCGAGGGCGCAACTCGGCCACATGGCCGGCAACGTCATGCACCAGGCCACGCCCAAGGATTCACAAACAATCTTCGCCGACCCGACGCATGGTGAGCCATGGGCAGACGACAAGCGGTTTCGCAACCCCTTCTGGGTGCCGATGCTCAAGGCGCTGGGCATTCGTTACCGCCCGCCCAACCATATGCGCCACACCTATGCGACGATGCTGCTCATGGCAGGAGCCACGCCGGCCTATGCAGCCAAGCAGATGGGGCATTCAGTGGAGATGTTTTTGAACGTCTATTCCAAGTGGCTGGACGACGCTCAGGGGGATATCGAGCAGGCGAAGCTGGAGTCCTTCATCGGACAAAACTCCCCAGGAACTCCCCCGAAAAAACAAAGATCGCGATAA